TTGGTATTTCAGAGCGCAACTCTTCAATAGTTTGTGATATCTTTTCAAGATCATCATCATAATATTTTATTTCTGGAATATCAGGAATACTCTCTCTTACTTCATCAACTAGACGTAATAATTCTGGCCAAGGAGGAACTATATCTTTTACTTCCGCAAAAGTTTCTCCATTAGCATCTTCTATAGTTTGTACTTCTTCCTCTATTTCCTCTTCTTCTTCTATATAACTTTCTACTGAGGGTAAATCTTTTTCTTCTACAAGATCAGCAAGTGAAGGTAACTGATCATTACTTTCATCAAAGTCGTCAATAGATGGCAAATTTTTATTCTTGTCGTCAGACATGTTATGAGTATCTTAGTACTTTGGGATTTCTCTCCCTATGTTTTATTTATTATCTTCAAGATTAACAGACTTAAGCATCTTTGCTAACTCTGCTGTAGAACCAACAAAAAGAGAATTATTAACTGTACTAGGTCCTTTTGATTGCTTCTCTTCTTCTACATCTTTCAACTTCTTCTGCAAGTCCATCAACTTATCAGTAGCATCAGAAACACTCTTAATTAATTGACCAGCAACTTCATATGCTCTAGGCATCTCACTATCTTGAGCAAGTTCAAGGATACCATCAATTGCCTCTTGTCCTTTCTCTATAATGCTGTAAAGATTGCCCCTTGTATATTCATAATCTCTTTCAATATCACTTCTCTCATGCTTCTCTGGTTTGGTTATTCCCACTTCAGTGGGTTCAGTTGATACTACATCTCCAGAAACATTGAATGTACTGTTCAATTCATCAAAGTTTTTAGTCATCAGATAGTTCCATCAAATCCAAAATCATCTCCAAATTCTATTGCAGCATTATCTGATGCACCTATAACTTTAACTTCTGCTCCTAGAACATGGTCTGCAGCAATAGTATTATCTTGTGCTCGTTTAACAGTCAATGTGGTTCCAGAGATAGAGTCAACATACATTTCCTCTTGATCTATGTATATGTAATCATTTGCAGAAATGCTACCAACACTATCTACATTAACAATTGCAATACTATCATCTATATTTTCACTTAGATTTGTAGCAACTGTATCTCCATAACTCTTAGTTGCTCTAGGTACAACACTGTATGTAACTTCTCTGGTTGGAGTGGTTGTCTGGGAACCAGCAACATATCCAATAGAAGCCTTCTTGATGATATCCTTGGATACATCTGTGTTGACTGGACCAAAGAAGTATGTCTTAGCAGTAAATCTCATAGTATAAATCAATGCCCTTCTAGTAGAGAAGTCACTCTCATAGTCATCACTAGTGGTTATTGAATTTAATACAATAGGAATATCTCTTTTTTCTCCAATAGTATCAACTAGGTCTACTGAGACAGTATAAGCAGGTTGAAAGTATGGGAGGATTTGCTCCACTATCTGAAGCATATCATCATTTAATTTAGTAAATATACTCAGTTCAAATTCTAAATTATATGGTACAGGAAGATATGTTTTTGCTATTGTACTCTTATCACCCTTAACACCCTTTAAAAATGTTTGTGTGGTTGTAGATTTTCTAGAAGGATCATAATTTAAACCATTCAACTCAAATGACATTCTAGGTAATGTAATCTGAACTGGTTTGTTTAGATCGGGTACTTGCTCCAGTCTTGCTAAAAACTTCTGAGTAGGACCATAAGCAAGAGGAACTTTAGTAGTGCTTACTACAGAACCATCACTATTGTCGTGCTGTATATTAACGTTATTAAAGATAGAACCAAAGGATATAATGGTCCTCCTCATTATTTCGTGATAAAAATATTCAAACATTGTTACAATCCTAGTGTATTATTTAGGGCATCCCAAATGGGTTAGTCTCTGTGAAGTCAATGATGTCATCTGCTTCACTTTCAATTGTAGTATTTTCAGCAAATCCATCATCTGTATTAGACTCAGAAACCTTCTGGTATTCATATTCAGCACCAGATGTACTACCTGTAATAACCTCACCATCATTGAATGCTCCACTGATAATGGAAATCTTGAGTTCCATAGTAGATGCATCCCAAGATTTAACCCTACCAGTAGAACTAGTAGCAGCACCAGTTACTACTTCATTAAAGACATAGTTACCAGAACCACCCATATAAGGAGCAGTGACTGTAATAGTTGGAGGAGTAGTATATCCAGATCCAGCATCAGTAATACCAATTTGAGTAACAATACCTACACTATTAATGTATGCCAAAGCAGATGCTGTTGTACCACCTGCAGGTGCTGCTGTAAAGGACAATAATGGGACTGTAGAGTATCCAGTACCTCCTGAGGTAATTGTGACTATTCCAATAGCTCCATCAGATACAGTGGCAGTAGCAGCAAATCCTGCACCTCCACCACCAACTGTGTATACTTCAGGTTCTTGTCCTACAGTATATCCATAACCTGGATTAATAATATCTATCCTTTGAATCTTATAAGATTTCTCACCATCATAATCCACCAAATCATCCCTCATAGATGCTATACCTATAGCAGTTAATCCTGCAGAAGGAGCAGAGGAAATAGCAACTCTTGGAAGACTAGTATAATCATATCCTCTATTTGATATAGTAACCTTACTTAATGCACCATCAACAATACCAGCTGTAAGAACTGCAGTTGTTCCTGATGACACTAGAGTAAGTGTTTCAATGTAACCTGCTTCCTCTAAGTTATCATCAATATCACCCACTCCTGTATCTATGACCTCATCCTCATATCTGTAAAGCTCACATCTGAGTTCATATACATAATTTTTCTTTAACTGATAGAATGGTTTTTCATGCTCTACAAACTTAATCTCAAATAATCTATCTCCTAATGGAAAATATATTAAGTCCCCCTCTTTAGGTCTAGTTGCTAATTCTATGTTTGGTATATTCTTAATAAGTGGAGTAATATAGTTTTCAAATCTATCTCTTGATATGATAAGAGTTAAATCATCTAATGCCTGAACACCAAACTTAGATAGAAGAGAACCTTGACCTTCATATCCATCAAAGGTATCTACATATGCTTCTAATGGAATTGCTTCCTCGAACTTAGATTCTATGACCTCCTGTATTACAGTGGTCTTTGTAATATATCTTCTAGGAATATAATATACATCTACTCCATACATCTTAATCTGCTCATTGATTAAGCTTTGGACTAGATTCTGTTCTGTAGAAGATCCTTGTAAGAAATAGGGATTAAGTGCCATATTCTTAACCTATCATATCCAATGGAGGAAGTTCGTAAGTATTAGACATATTCTCTCTTATCTTTTCTAAATCCTTTTCTGCATCTTCATACATTTCTCTTCCATTTAATTCAATTCCTCCAGGTAATTTAACACCTTGAAATTTAAGCATATTTTGTCCCCATTGCTTCTTAATTAATGCAGTAGCATAAGGTTTTAGAAAGGAATCATTCCATACTCTAGGATAATCTGATGGATCTAACATTCTAAAGCAATCAATAACAAAAAAATCACCAGCAGTAACACTATCCCAATCAATATCCAAATACATTCTATCTTGTCTTTTATTAAATCTAATCTGTTTCTGTGTAGTTAATAAAAAATTAATATCTTCAAGATATGTCTTAGTCATAGCATAAGAAAGAAGTTCAGTAGTACCCCAATAATAGATATCATTCAAGAACAACTGATACTTCACGCTGAACATATTATTAGTGATAGTATTACTTCCATCATAATGAAAGATTTTAGTTACTCCTATAATTTCAGGAGGAATTTGTAAATAATTACTATTTTCTTCAAAATCAAATTGTAGGGATTCTCCATTAATTGTTGTTGTAGCAGAAATAGTTGTAATTCCTACACCACCTTTTTTTGCTCTTCCTCTATCAATATCATCTTGTGTAATTTGATATTTTAAATAAGTCTGATATACCCCATCAAAATGTCTTTCTTGGAAAAACTGCACTGCATCATCTATAATATCTTCTACTTGCTCATCAGCAACATTTATTTCCAAAACTGGCGCGCCAAGTTTTCTCTTACAGTAGTCTATAAGTTCTCCTCGAGTGCTTGGTTGAGCCATTTATCTACTTTACTAGTATAATGTTATTTATGAAGGAGCAGAAGAGATACCACCAATAACCATTACATCTCCTGATACTATCCTATAAACTGAGGAACCAGAACCAATTAAAACATCATATACATATCTACCTTCTGTTAGAGTTCTAGTAGCAGTAGAACCTAATGATAACCTAAACTCTCCACCTTTAGCACTGGTAAAACCAACTTCAAATGTTTTTATTGCATGTTGTGATGATCCTATTGCTACACTCTTAGCAAGTTGAGCAGAACCAGTATATCCAGTAAAATCAAAAGAAGTCCCAGATGTACCAACTACAGTATAGTCAGCATCTAAATCTGCTCCTGTATTAATAGTAAGATTGACACCATAGGCAACACCTGCACTAGGATCAAATGTAAGAGTGTTTTTAGCCATTAGATAGTGCTCTTAGTAAAGTTTTGATTTCATTAATATCATCCTTTAAAGATTTTAAATCATTCTCCATATTATCTATCCTATCAGATCCTTGCTTTTTTCTAGCACGAATAGCAAGATAGTTATTATATTCACTAGAGTTTGTATTCAAGATAGCATTAGTTTCTTCATCTCTAACGAGATTACTATGTCCTTCTACTTTCATATTAAGCAATTGCAATTACTCTAAGATTTTTCACTCTAGGTGGTTGAGCTTGATTTGTACCAGTTCCTATCAATTTAATACTAAAGTATTTGAAAGTTGGTAAATTATCAATTGTATATTCATAATCATTCCACACTACTTCCTTTGGAAGATAAGCTATAACATCTGTTTTAGCAGTTAACTTATCAGGAAGACCATTATTCTTAGCAGGATCAATAATTTGTCCTGTAGGTAACATATTAGTATATCCAGGGAAAGGTTGATAAACTAATTCATCATTAGGTCCTTCTGAAATTGCATAGAATGCTCTAAGATCACTGGTCAAATTAATATGACCTTCTAAATGAATCTTAATTCCAGTTGCTCCAGACTTCAAAGTAATAGGTTTGGATGCATATACAAAAGCATTAGGATCATCCTTCAGTGTA